AGTCCAATTACCGGACCGGGCAGGTTGTCACGCTCCTGCTCTTCCGCATGGCCTTGTAGAATTTGGTCCATAGCCTGTAAAATTTCAACGGCTTTACGCTGCGTATCTCTTTTCATTTTTCAACATCTTCTCCTACCACAAACTTTTTGGCCGCAATTACAGCATTTGTCCTCGAAACCAGATGAACGTAGACTTTGAGGCCCTTCTCGCGAGCAGTTTGAATCATGTGCCTGGTGCCGGGGCTCTTGTTATTCCAGACTGCAATCAGTGCCTCAGCGTAGTCCGCCATGCGCACGTTGCGCAAGTAACCGGCGCTTCGGCCGTCCCGATCCCAATCGGCAGGGAAGCTGGCCACGGGAATGGAGTGCTGTCCAGCCCACCACCGCCCCAGCGCATCCACGCCGCGCGCTTCGCCGCAAACCACTTCCGTAATCTCGAAGCCCGATTCGCGAATGGCGGCGGTTAGCTCGTTGCTGTCGGTAATGCAGCGGCAGCCAGCAAGAATAACTTTCATGGTTTGATCCGCTTCGACTGAAGAAAAGAGCCAATGACGTTTTGCGCCTTCAACAGAAGGGAGAAAGCTGCGGGGTCCTCAAGCGCTATCTCCGCCAGATCATCGTCTGAAAGTCTTTGCAACTCGCCGGCAAAATCAAACTTCAATGCCGTTCCGCAATAAGCGCAAACCGTTAAACAGCCGGCTGCGGGAGGTTCCTTGTGGTGCAGGCTCATGGCCCCATCAAGAACTTTTCCGCAAGTTGGACAAGCTGCCGGCTTCACGTGAAAATCTTCTGACTCCATGGCGCCCTTTTCCTCGGACCGCTCGGTCGCGAACAGTTTTTAATTCAAAATTCGTTCCTAAATCCGTTCCCATTACGATACCGATTCTGAAACGGAAAAACCACAAAAAACTGCGCTCTTGCTGTCTATTCTCCTCAATTTGCGCGCTTTGCGCAAATTAAAATGGAAGAAGGATTGATTGAAGGATCACGATGCCCCCAGTTAGGAAACTGTTTCAATGCAGAAGGTTCCATCCGAAATCGCCGTCTCTATCAACTTGAAAGAGTTGAAGCTTTTCCGGCGCGCCTTGGCCACGGCCGCAGAAGAAGGTCTGCTTGACCGGGAAAAAGCATGGCAGCGGATCACGGAATTGCAACTCCTGGAATGGCAAGCTGAAGACAACTTGCTTTTGCCGCGGCAGCAACGTAAAAACCTCTCCGAAGCTACCAAAGCCGGGTTGGAACGGCAACGTCTCCATGGTTCACCGGGGCCGGGGGGATATTTTGCTCCTGGCCGCCCTCAAGCCAAGTTCGATCATGAGCTGGCAGAATCCCTTCGCTCCGCTGGCCTCTCTCAAAAACAGATCGCCGAGAAATGCGGAGTCTCCAAAACAACGATCTGGCGCTACTTTCAAAAGATGTTGCCCAACCAGCGTTTGTGAACAGGGAACAGTGTTCACTGTTTCTTCGGCTTTGCACGCGGCCAGGTGCGGCGATCTTCGCCACCGGTGTTCCAACGCAGACTTCGGCATTTGCGGTTCCAGCACCGCTCGGGCAACGGTTTGTTCTCATCGTAGAGTTCACGAGCCTTGCATACATCGCAGACCAGAATTTTCCCAGTGGTAATCACGTTTTTAATTTACCGTATTAGCTTTCTTTTCTCAAACAAAGTGGTGCATTGCGCCACTTTGTCTGGTACAATGTACCTAATGCGGGGGGAGGACGAACAATGTGCGCTGGAATTTATTTGCTCGGCTCCGAAGAAGATACTTATCTCACGGAAAAGCAGCTGCAAAAAATGCAAGCATGTGTTGCCAGAAACGGCTGGAAAACAGTCCACGTTTACCGCGATACCGCTCCCGTTGTCAAAAAAGACCGGCCGGCTTTCCGAAAAATGTTGAAGGATGCTCAACAGCATCGTTTCGACCGGCTCCTCTTCTGGTCGCTGGATCAACTGCAACATGGCGCGAGAAAGACGACGCTGCTGTTGAATAACCTTTCCAGTTGGGGCATCGGCTTCTGCTCCTGCACAGAGCCGCACATCAACACTTGCCATGAGCGGAAAGACACCGTCATTGCCGTTTTGGCTTCTCTGGCCCAGCAAGATAGTGCGCACATTTCGGAGCGCACACGCGCCGGCCTCGAACGGCAACAGATCACCCGCAAGCCCGGTCCTCATGGACGCTTGGGACCGGGACGCCCGCCGGTCGAATTCAATCAAGAACGCGCCAAAGCCCTGCGCGCCAAGAACAAGTCCTACGATCAAATCGCCATGGCTTGCGGCATTTCCAAAGCGACCATACAACGGTTTTTCAAAAGCATGGAAAAGCCTAATTCCTAGTCCCTGCTCCCTGGTTGTTTTCACGCTTGCAGAGCATAAGGATGAAATTCAACAGAATGGTCTGCGGTCATTCGTTCACCGTCAACTGATTCCGTTTCGCACCTTCCTGAGTCATCCACTCAATCAGCCCTGACCAATCCTCGCGGTCAGCAAACGCTTGCACGGCCTTCTGGCCAGCTTGGCTCGCTCTGCCGGAAGTCAAATATCCACGCAACATTCCACGAGCAAGCGCTTCCTCCCCCGTCGGATGGCGGCGGCCAAAAACCGGATGCTCCGTATCAAACAATTCGTAGATCCGGTCCGCGGTTGTTGGATCTTCATAGCCGGCTATATAGCCGATATTCGAGAGTAGCGTTCTTTTCACCTCCGCCGGATCGCGTCTTGGCTCCTTTTTGCGAATATTCTCCACTTCCGCCGCTACCAGCTCCCGAGCTTTTTCCCGCGTTCCCGCAGCTAGGGCCGTCCGCACAATTTTTTCCAGATCCATGTTTCCACCTTTGGTCTTGCCTTTATGCAAATACGATCCAGGAATTTTTCCTGCGCCGCCTTGCATTCCTTTACCAACTGGGCGTGGCCAGCCAGCGCCTCTTCGCGTGACCGGTAGCGCCGCTGTTCCCGATCCAGCTTCCCGCCAAAAACCATCGTCTCCCATACCAGCGGTTTGTAAGTCAGAGGATCTGGCGCCGAACCGAAGAAAGAGAAATAGCCTTGATCAAGTCCTAAGAAAATAGTCGAAACTCTTCCCCATCTGAATCGTGTCAATGCTATCTGTCGCTGCGCCGTCTGATACCACTGCGCCCAAGTCAGCACATCGTGTTCCGGTCGGGGATTTCCTTGCTCGTCCAGAACGTACTCGCCGATCCAGTGCAGTTCCTCTTCATTTTGCTTTTCCATCAGGATCTTCCTTCTTGCCGGCGTCCAGCTTTCCGCCTAGCTGATTGAGATCGGGGAACAGCCCGTCCATCGACGATTCCTTCTTCATCTTATGCACGGCGACTTCCAGCTTGGCGGCGTCGATCACCTCCCTGGCAGTCATCCGTACCGCAGCGGCTCTTTTGATGTTTGTCTCCAGCGCCGTCGTGCTGCTGGTTTTGAGCGCGTCCAGAGAATCGAACAGATAATCATACAGTTCCGTTAGCGTATGCTTCACTCGTCTCTCTCACTTTCCTTTTCAACGCCCCGGCCAGTTGGATTACCGCTTGCAACTCCATGGGCAGGTTATGCACGCTGTTGCGCTTCATCAGCTCGACGCGCGAAATCAATTCCAGATTACTGAGCCGGATATTTGTCCTGTCTCCGTCCTTGAAGGCCAAAGCAAAGCCCTTCGGCACCGGCCCGTGCTTTTCTTCCCAAAGCATCGTGTGCACGCCCTTCCAGTTGCCGTGCTGTCCCTTGCGCTCGCGAAACTTCACTTCAAGGTAACCATCCCTGCTAATCCGCTTCGTCCCCAAAGGCTTCCATCGTTTCTGGGCGGCTCCGGCCATCTCGCCTTTTTTGAACTGTGTGCTCGCCATTCTTCCCGGCGCCCATCCCGGACGGCGCAGCCCCTTGTTGGCCGGCACATGCCCAGGCTTGAAGCGGCCCAGCGCACCAACCTCTGGCCGCCTCCGCAGCAAACATGCCTCCTCGCTGGCCAGCCATTCCGCGCTCTTCTTCACCCCCAAGAGCGTAGCCCGTTGGTACAAGCTCCTCGCGCTACGATCAAAGTAAAGCGCCAGATGCTCGGTCTTCGTGACGGGATACAACCGCCGAAGGACCTCATCTTCATACGGATGCCAAAATCTGCGCTTGTTCTGACCGCTGTTCACTGTTCACTGTCCGCTGTCTTATCCAGCCGATAGATTCCATTCCCCACGCGCTGCAGCCTGCCCGACTTGGCAAGCGCAGACAAGAGCGCATAGATTTGCTGCTTTTGGGTGTGTTCTTTTTTTGACGCAGGCAGCGCTTTGTAGACTTCAGAAATGCTCCAATTCACGCCAGAATTGGCATTAAAGAATTGAATTAGATCATCAGGATGGCAGACGGCCGGATCATTTCTTCGTGCGCGAACAGAAGCGAAAGGTGTTCCCATTTTTCTTTCAATATGCCGATGATGATGGATCTGGTTCGCCACCAGCAATCCCGGCTTCAGATTAGCGCTTTGTTCCGCCACCAGCGCGCAAGCTGAGATGTTGTCATCCAAGACTCGCAGGTTTTCCTTTTGCTCCTCAATTCCATATTCCGCGGCATCCAACTGCTTTCGAAGTTCCTTTTGCCGCACTTGGTATTGTTCCAGGGTAAAGATCACGCGCTGCCGGGCGTCTCTTAGCTCATTCACGATCGCGGTAAGGTTGGTTGCGAAAGGTGTTGGTTTTTTGAGCCATTCCAGGTTGGAAGGCAAAACAACCACAGGCTCTGTTTCAACGTCTTCGTATTCGGAGTCAATTACCGGAGTCTCTGGTGGCGCGGGTGTTTCTGGCTGAGGCTTTTCCTCAACAGGGGCTTCCTTGACTATGGGAACCAGAACAGGACCGAGGTCTTCAGGCGGCTTTTCAAAAATCGGAATAGGCGTAACGGGCGTTACTTTGGCCGGGCTCTTCAATTCGATGGGGACGTTCACGATCTTCGGGGAAGCCGCTGTCTCAGGTTGCTTTGTTTCTACAACCGGGACTTGCTGTTCAGACTCCTCAACTTCCAATTCCGGTTCTGCCTCAACCGGAGGTTCAGGAACAGTCACAGCCGAATAAGCATGAACTGAAAATGGGCTTCTTTTGCTCCTGGGATCAATATAACGAGGGGCATAAACCGGTTTTGGTTTGTTCTGGCTGGGGAAACTCGCCGCAAAATTCTGTTCTTTGGTTTTCTTGGTGAGTTTTCGTCGTGTGGCTTTTACTGCGGAAAGCACTGCCTCATCGGTTTGATGTTCAAGCTGCGTGTTCACCCCACGCGTCAGGATATCCGTCAAAGCATCCTGCATCGTCGTATTACGCATTTGCTCCCTCCATTTGATTCTCCTGCCAAAAACCTGATCCCTTGCCCTTTTAGCCTTTTTATCGGTTCAAAAAGGGTCACAACACACTGTAGAACACATAATGATCTTTGTCTAATAAATAATTGCGCCCGTCGTTCATGGTAATGCCTGAAGCAACCGTCCGTCATATTGAAAGGCTTCTTTTGATACTATCCTCACCGCACGGGAATCGGGGTGAACCGGGTTAATCAGTAAATTGTACTCATCGTGGATCAGCGCGGAAGGAACCTTCAAGACTGCGGCTTCGGCCTTCTGCACAAAGCGGTCTCCTATTTCGCATAGTTCCGTGGGCGCCGGAAAGATCGTCCAATTCAAGGGCAAGGCGGCGCGCGGATACTCGTCAATGCGGACATCATCGGGAATGTCGATAACCGAGATCACCAAGTCATCCGGGTAGCAATGAGGGTCTAAATGAACAAGGTATTCGAGTGCCGCCAAGGACCGATGTTCCGCTGCGTAGACAACGCGAACTCCAGCAGAAGACCACCGGCCACCAAAGCGATAACTTCCTTCGCCATCCAGAGGGTTGCCGGAAAAAGGCAGGCGGGAAATTCTGTACACGCGCATCAGCTGATCCCACCATAAGCGATTCGCCCCAAAACGTTCTCCACTTGGCGAGCCCCGATCTCTGTGTCCAACAGCGTCAGGGGAGCCGCTCCCCCAAGAGCTGCATTAGGAGTTCTGATCCAAAGGATGGATTTAGGCCGGTCACCCATGTACTTGTCCGCCAATACCAGAATTCTTGCCAGCCGGTAGAGCCGGTCCGACTCATACCGCGCCAATCTGCCTTCTTGCTTTCTCCGTTGCAGACTCCTCATATGCAGATCCAGGCTTGTCGTGACTTCCTTGAGGGTCAGCCCCGATTTATTCAGGAGGGCTGGCACCACTGCGTGCCGAAAGCCCTCCCGAATCGAAGCCATCATTTCGGCGCTGGTCAGAACGACGTGGCCCAGCGCGCTCTTCCCCCCCAGTTCCCCAAATACCTCAGCAATCTCATTCGCCATAATGTCACCGAGTATAGCGCCAAATGTCGTGCAATTCAAGAACCGCAGGGAAGGAGGAGGAAATTGTAGCATTACATCGTCGCTTCAAACTTCGGTTCCGACCAAACCTCCACGTAAGCCGACATTTCCGGGTCCATAGCGCGATTCAGCGTCCGATCGGTCATAACAAAGTCTGACAGCGGCGCGAGCGAGACGATCAGGAAGGGGTCCACCGCCAGTTGCTCCACGTAGAATTCGGCTTCTGGCAACAGCTTCTTGATCTCCACCGCTTTTTGCAGCACGAACTCCGGCACCTGCTGCTTGTACTCCTTCAGCTTGGTAAGCCGCCAAGTTGGCTGACGCATCTTGCCGGCAGTTTCGTAGTGCGCGGCCATCTGCTTCTTATAGGCGACTACGCTCTCGCGGTCCAGGATCTCCATTTCCAGTTGAGCCAACACCCGTTTCAGCGTCCCCGGCGTCCGCAGCTCCTCCCGCAGGGGCGTGTAACCCAAGAACGCCTCCGCGTCGGTAGCCAGCTTCTGCCGTGGATCGGTCAAATCCAGGTTCTCGACATCCACCGGTGCCCGCTGCAACATGGCCCGGCTGGGCTCCTCCACCACCTCGACGGCGGTCTGCGTCTCAAGTTGAAGCTGACGTGATCTAGACCAGAAAGGATCAGTCATCATCGTTGGAGGACCATAGCTGGGAAAATTAGGCAAGTAAGCCCCCCAAGGATCGAACATAGCAGTACCAACAGATTGTTGCTGGGCCGCGACAGCATCCATTGCTGGGTGATAGTTGGATGGATCAAGATAGTAAGGATCAACGCCAACAGAAACGTCGTTCCTAGCGATGTCTCCATAGGTGACAATACCGGCTGGTTCGCTTCGGCTGTTGAGGTTGTTAAGTGCCAGCGGCGGATTGCCGGCCATAACAGCCGAGAACTGCATTTTCGCTTGCATCTCCAGTATTCTGTCCTCACGCTCGTTTTGCGCTGCTACCATAGCCTGCACCGCTCTCGCCGCCGAATCCACGCCCGTGTTCGGCAAGGCGCGGGCACGTTCTTGCTCATCCTTCCACAACGTTTCAAAAAAACCAAGCATACGCTCCTCCTCGTAAGATGCGCGGGCGTCCCCGCCCGCGCTCGGTGCTGGTTAATGACCAATTTGCGCGGCATTGTAGACGTTCGACGGTGCCGCCGTTGTCACCGTGTAATTGCAGCTATCCGGCATCTCCGCACTTCCCTGCGCCGGTACATAGGCCCATGCAGCAACTTGCGGCTCCGGACTAAAAGGTTCTTGAAAGCTCCTGGTAAGCTTCAACATTGCGTTCCTTTCTTCTCCGGCTTCGCGCTTGACGATTTTGTCGAAAGGCATGAAGCTAGACACCCCAGCGAAAGGTTTTTGCCGCTGGGGTGTCAGAAAGGGCGGACGACAATATCCACCTGCTGCAGCTTGTCCAGGTACTCTTCAGGGATGCTGCGCGAAGCCAGAATCGATACTTCGTCCGGACTCGCCGCCAGCACCCGCGTTACGTCGGTCAGGATCACCGACTTGGTTGTTTCCTCGTTGCCCGCCAAGTCTTTTTTCGCCTTGGGGTGGTATAGAACCGCATATTCAAACAGACTGCTTTTCGCCATCGTCTTCTCCTTTGGTGTTTGTTACACTTGATTCTGCCAAAAACCTGTCCAGCAATTTATGCGCGCAAATCTGCCCGCAAAGATGGATCGCACCCTCTTCGTCGAGACGATTTTCAATCTCCGCCGCATTCCACGATTCAATGGAAAGACAAGCCGCATCCTTGGTTGCCACGAACCAATGGTTGGCCTCCTTTCGTTCAACTCCGCAGATATCGCAGCTGTAGCTGTTTTGCCTCATCGCGCCATTCCTTTTCAGGCATCGTAAAAATGCGTGTAGTCGATCTTTTTCGAGCCCTTCTCCCGATTGCATTGCCAATGCGCCACACCGTTGTAAGGCTTCATCGCACCCGACTTCTTGTCGAGCTTTTCTGCGCGGTCGTCCCGATGGCCACCATTCATGCCCCGGCCGTCCTGGTGTTCAAAGGTGGCCTCGGCGATCTTCAGATAGCCGGGGCAACCGGCGATGTACCCCTCCAGACAACAGCGCTTCTTTTGCCGCAACCACATTGCCCGCAGCCGCCGGGCGTATTCATCCCGTCCAGCTTTGGTCAGCAGATCGCAGATTTCGCGATCGTCCGACAGCTTCACGCCCCATGCCGTTTTGATCCTCATTGCAACGCATCGCTCTCTCCCCCGAACTGTTTGCTGTTAGCTGTGAACTGTATGCTGTGGTTCCGGCTTCTTCCGGTACTGCTCCACCATCGGGCAAGTGGCCCAATGCGCAATGGCCGGCGACTCCGGCGTGGGCATCGGCTCCATGGGGATCTGGTGTCCCTTCGGCGTGCGCCACCATTCAATCACCCGGAGACAGCCGTCGCACACCCCATGATCCAGAAACGTGTACCCTTGCTCGTGCATCTTCGCTGCGTTTTCAGGAAACGGCATCTTCCTGTCTGCCTTTCTTTGTTCCTAACCCCTAATTCCTAACTCCTCACCCCTGTTTTCACGCCGCGTCCTCGTCGTCGCCGCCTGCGCCGCAGCACATCTTCAGAAGTTCGCCCATCTCCTGAAGGTGAGCCGCAAACAGATTGCGCAGTTCTTCCAGATCCTCCACGCTGTGCGCTTCCGTCACCGCGCGGCTGAGGCGGGGAATCGCTTCCGTCATGAAGCCCACCAGCGTCGGCCGGTCATGGTATTCCGCAATCATCAGTTCCAGTGCGTAGCCTGGGTCGTCGATGCCGTGCTCCTGCTGCCAGTCTTCCAACCCGCGTTCGATTACTTCTCGTTGCGCCTGCTTGATGCGCCACTTGATCGTGACATAGACCTCGGCCACCGGCTTGCCCTGGGTAATTGCGGCCACCCGTACCAGTTCGCCTTCAAATTCCTTGGCCGTCAGTGTGGCCGCCGACTGCAACAGCGCCGTGTCTCCCCGTGTCGAGAGTGGAGCCGCCGCCAGTTGCTCAGCGTTCTCGATGGTCATGGCTAGGAATTGTTCTTTGCTCAGCATCGGAAACTTTTCCGCCAGACCAACCATCTTGTACCAGGTGGAGCGGCCAATTCCCTTGGAAGCCCGATAGTGCTTTTCGTCGACGTAGCCCAGCCTCTGCCATCCGTCGTGGCGTTTGATGAAGTAGCCATCCCAGCCGATCACCATGGAGCGCTTCACCAGCCCGACCCATGCCTCACAGATGTTCCGGTCGCTTTCTCTCAGTTGTTCGTCCAGACTCGTGCGGGGCATGACTTCACCCTGCATCACCATCCCCGGCACCAAGACTGGCCCGGCGGAGCAAAGCATCATAGTCGCCATTTCCCATCTCCTCAGTGTTCCCTAACCCCTAATCCCTAATCCCCAACCCCTGCGAACGTTTTGCGTTCGCTCACTCCACTCTCCACACCCGCATTCCCTCGTCGTCGTACTTGCAATAGAAATGCTTCTCTCTCCGCAATCCATAAAGACCGACATCGATACTCGATATGGGCGGAAAAATGCTGTTTGGTGCGTTGGAAACGTAAATGCTATCCAGTATCTCCATCTGCATTAGCTCCGGCACGACCTTCTCCGCCCGAGATTTGACATCCGGTAGCGGCACATTCTTTTCGATTGCAATCGTCATTGCGCCTCCTCGCATTCATCTGGATATAAATCAATTTCGTGATCATTTTCAGCGCGACCGCAATAAAGAAAACCTGCTGGCAACTTGTGGTCCATTTGAACCATCGCGCCTCCCTGTCTGCTTCTTTCCAGAGGGCGCACGACAACGCCATATTGCTCGTCCAGTTTTCCGCCAAAAACCCTGGTTCCACGAACAACGATTCGTTGTCCAACACGCAGTTCTTTCATCTCGCCTCCGCTTGATTGAACAGCGGCGCATCCGCCTCAATCCGCCGCCGCGCAATCTCCACATACTCAGGGTTCACTTCAATGCCGATGAAATTGAAGCCTTCTTGCAGCGCCGCAATGCCCGTCGATCCCGAGCCCATGAAGCAGTCCAGCACCGTGCCTCCCGGCGGCGTCATCAGCCGGCACAGATAGCGCATTAACGCAATGGGCTTCACGGTCGGATGATTGTTGCCGCGCATTTTGACGGTGTTCATTCCGCTGTTGCCTTTGTGGTCCAGGTTGCCGCGCTTTACCTCCGCTTGCGCCTGATTGCCATAAGCCAAGGGCTGTGCAGCAAGGCCAGCGCAGCCGATCTCACGTTCTTCTTTGCTGGCCTTGGCGCAATAAAAGAACCGCGCTGCGGAACCTGCATCCAAGCGGCGGGCGCCCGGCAGCGCGGCAAAGTTGGTTGCCCCTTCTGTCGCGTAACGGCGGTTGGCGCTTGGCTCCCCATCGCGCGGGGTTGAGGTTGCGCGCGTTTTGAATTTCCCGTAGATGCCTTGCGTACTGAAACTTGGTTCCTCGCCGGTTACCACACCCACCGCACCCGGCGCGTCAGGAAACGCCGCCAGCACTTCATCGCTGCCGTCGTGGATCACATTGGCTGGCCACCGGCCCATTTGATTTGGAATGACAACGCGGCGGTTTTCCTCGTGCGCGATAATGTTTCCGCCATTGCCGCCGTTGATGTGTGTCCGCAACTGTGGATTTAGAGCAAGATTGCCCTCATCCACCGTCACGTACTCCACGCGGCACGCATCGATATTCAGCGCTCCGGTTCCGTATTGCAGAACATTGGCCGCCACGGTTCCGGCCAGCGGCTTACGCGCAACAACTATTGGTTCGTGCGCCGGTTTCAGCGCCGTGCCCCAGCCAGACCAGTGACTAGCGGCATCAGTCGCGGGTGTGGTAATTGGTTGCGGCGGATAGTCATAACTCACTTTGCGCGTGTCGCTGTATTGCTGCTGAGCTTTGCCGCGATGGTAAGGCGGTGGCCCAATCACCTTCCGTTCGGCTCCCGCTGCCTTATCGATTGCCTTGCTCACATCCAGCGATTTTGGGAAGCCGCTGCCATAAATCCACATAATCTGATCGCGAATCTCGAAGCCCGCATCCTCGACGGCGCAAGCCAGCCGATGGTAAGTGCGGCTGCCGCCAAAGGCCAGCAGATACCCGCCCGGCTTCAACACGCGCAGCGCTTCTTGCGCCCAGCGCTCATGCCACTCTTGCAGCGCTTGCATCACATGCTCGTCGGCGCCGTAGCTCGCGCCGTTGCCGTTGCGCACCTTGCTGCGGCCATACGGGCTGTCCGGCGTCTGCATCGTACCGTCGAATCCTTGACGGTGATCGGTCTTTTTCGTTTTTGGGCTAACCCCTAACCCCTGATTCCTAACCCCTGCTTTCCATGGCGCATCCCAGTCTTTGCCCATGAACTCCAGCCCATACGGAGGGTCGGTCACGATGGCGTCCACCGACTCATCCGCCAGCGTCTTCAGTTGCTCCGTCACGTCGCCCTCCAGAATTCGATACACGCTCACTCCCGCAGTTACTTCTTGTCATTTGCGCTTACAACCACTTGAAGCGCAGACAGCATTAGCCCTACCGGCACATAAATCCAAAACAAAAACCAGATCAAGCGATCAGGATGGATTGCGCTCAGTATCGTGTACATTAGGAAGTACCAGATTGGCGCCGTCACGCAAACAGCAAGCAATCCCGTGAAAATTTTTAAACCCTTCATCGTCTCTCCGCCTTTCCCTAACCCCTAATCCCAGCTTCCTAACCCCTGCTTCTCAGCTCTCCCCCGTAGCCCGCTGCCGCCCGTCATAATTCACGATCTCCCGCACCTTGCCGCGCCGTCTGCCCGTAGCTTCTTCCGGCGCATCGGTCAGCTCAATGCGCAGTGCCTCGTCATCGCCCACAATCATGAAATGCACCGGGTCGGCCGGACAGGCGTATTTCAGTTCGAACTCCACCTTGCGCACCCACTGCTTGCGCGCCACTGTTTCGTCGACCACCGTGAGGCCCACGCCCCATTCCGTCCAGCCGTGAATCGCTCCCGCGCCGCGCGCATCGCGAAAGACGTTGCTTGATTGCGCCTTCGACAGGTGATGCAGAAGCAGCACGCCGCAATGCGCTTCTTCTTGAATGCGCGTCAGCGCTTCCAGCGCGCCGGTCATCACCGTGTTGTCGTTTTCGTCGCCAGAGTGCAGGGCGCTGAAGACATCGAAGATGGCCAGATCGAACTGCTCCATTTGCAGCTCCTTGATTAACGCGTCGACCTGTTCGATGTTGTCCACATGCAGCATCGGAGATTGATCCATGGTGTTCAGCCAAATCTGTCCCCAGTTGTATTCGCCGCGCGCCGCCGTCCCCTTGGAGAAAAGCTGTAACCGGCGAGCGGTTTCCGCCGGCGAATCTTCTCGGCTAATCACCGCCACGCGGCGGCGGCGCGGCACCACATGCCCCAGCCAGCTCGAACCCGATGCCAGCGCCAATGCCAGGTCCAATGCCAGCGGCGACTTGCCCACCTTCGGATCGGCAACCATGAGGCCGCGCGTTCTTACCGGAATCAGATCATCCACCAGCCAATCGATCTCCGCCGGAGCCCGGTCCAGAAAGTCCCGCATCTCTTCCAGCAGCACATGCTCTGAAGCGACCGGCGCCCACAAGGCAGAGGCTTTCACCAGCGCTAGCAGCTCTTTGACCGTGTGCCCCGCCGCCAGCCAATCGCTCACATCGCCTTTTTCCGGCAACCCTTCCAGCTCGGTCGCCTTTACCTTGGCGGCATACGGTTTCACGCTGGCGCAGATCGTCTGCTGGTGCGCTTTGCCCACGGCATCGTTGTCCGCCAGCACCACCACCAGTCGGCCAGTGAAGTAGGGCGCGTACTCCGGCTTCCATTTCCCGGCGCCGTCAAAGGTCGTCGTTACCGCCGTATTCTTCAGCCCCGCCGCCGTGAACGCATCGATAAGGTTGTCGGCATCCTTTTCGCCTTCAACCACAAAAACCATCTTGGCGCTGATCACTTCGGGCAGATGGTAAAGAACCTTCTTGACGCCGTTCAGGTTGTAGAACCAGCCATCCTTGCCGTCCGGCTGCCGCTGGCTGAACTGCTTCGGCTCGTAGCGCAATTTCTGATAGAGCAGCTTGCCGGCCACGTCCGTGTATTCGTAGACCTTCACCAGCTTGCGATCATGCTTCGGCGGTTCCATGCCGATGATGCGATAGATTTCGCTCCAAGCCGTCTCCGTGTCGGTGGCCATCATGGCGCGTTCAAAGTCGAGAATTCCGCCGCTCCGGCCGCAACTGTGGCAATTCCAAACGGCCTTCGCCAAGTTCAAGCTCATCGACGGATTCTTGTCCTCATGGAAAGGGCAGCGCACATTCAGCGCATCCCGCTTCGTCAGCCGCTCCGTCGGTAGCCGGTAGGCGAAGTAGGCATAGGTCTGATCGAATGTGGGCTGGAATTCATTCATGCTGTTTCTCCATCGCCGAAAATCGTTTTGCCGTTCCAGGTGTGATGCGGCACATCGGTCCGGTGCAATGCCCGCAACTCCTCCGCACTCAAGTCGTAAATTTGCTGATACTCGGAAAGCAAACTTAATAATCTCGTTGCGTTTGATTGCCAAGAGCCATGCAAAGCGTAGACATTGCCATCTTGATATGCCTGACTATGCGCAATGCAAGCCGCTTCAAACCCCAGCCCATTTGCTAAAGCCTTGTCATAGGCATCGTTACAAGCCTGCCATTTTTCTTCGTATTTCATTTGCGCAATGCGCGTTGGTTCAAAAGCCTTCATACACTTGTCACATACCTCGACTAGGGCATTCGGCAACGGTGACAGAACTGGCCGCATATTGTTCAGCCGGCAAACCATTTCTTTGCTGGCTTTATGGCACAGGATGTAGTCGATGCGTTCGCTGATCGGTTTCATCAACGGCTCGGCTTCCTCGCCATGATGCACGCACCATCCCCACGTCGCCTCCGGGTGCGCCGCCCATGCCGCCCGGCAATCTGCCAACGCTTTCTGAACATCATCCATGAATCAACCCCTTGAGCCACCGCATGAACAGGCTGTCGGGCTTCGGCGTTCCTGGTTCCGGGTAGCGCCACAACCCCAGCATTTTCATGTCTTCCTCGGCCAGCTTCTGCATGGCCACCAGCCGCCGCTCAAAATGTTCCTTGGCATTGCCGCGGCAGCCCGGCGTCGGGCAGGACCAAATGCCAGTTAGCTCTCCCGGCGCATTGTTTTCGTCAATCCACGTTTCCACGCTGACGACCTCCATCGGCGCGCCGCAGAAGCAGGTCCATGCCTCGTCGTCAAAGCTCATGCCGCCCTCCTGCTTCCCCTAACCCCTGTTTTTCTGGACACGCCCAGCAGCAATCTCCGCGCCGGCTCATCCGCGCAGGCATCCAGCTGGTTTAGCAGCATCGCGCCATACGCCAGCTTTCCTGCTACTCGCCTGTTCAACTTGTAGCGTTCGGCATAGAGTTTCGTGCGCGGGTCCTTGAGCCACGTCATGCCGCTCTCCGCATCCGGCTGGCGCGCTGGACTGGTTTGACGGCTTGCTCCTCGGCTTCCCAGCGCAACACATCCAGCGCGCAAATCCGGTTCAAGGCGCAAGTCCGATCGAGCACTCCTTCGTCGGCGGCCTTGGCCAGCGCCCGCCGGAAGAGCTTCAGCTCCAGCGGATTCATCGCGACAGTCACAAAAACTTCTGGCATAAAATCTTCCTTTCTTGAAGTCGTCTAACCCCTGGCCCCTAACCCCTGTTTTCTACTGACTTCCTGCGTTTTTTGTAGCCACTTTTCAAACTGCTCGGTGGAGCGGAAGAGATGGTCTTCCCATTCGCAATAGGTTCTGCCTTCGGTCTTCGGATCGCGTCCCATGTGCCAATCCGACAAGGCCACTTCGTCGACCACGGCCTTCATCAGCACGATGGCATCTTCCAGGTTGCCGTGCGCAATGCGCAATGCTTCTTCCAAGCGCGCCATGCCTTTTCTCCTGCGTAGCTGGCTGAAGGTGTAGGTTTTCGGATTGCGGCTCATGGTGGTCAGGTAGTACGAGAAAACCTCGCGTAGCGCCTTGGCCATCTGCGGCTTCTCCCCGGTGGTTACTGCCGGTTCTCCAAAGAGCCCGACAGGCGTTTCGGGAGTCTCGCCGTCTTGTTCCGCAACTTCAAAATCCGTGCCGCAGTCGTCTGGCGATGGTTCGCCGGACGAGGAAGGAACGTTTTTTGTTCCTTCCGGCAATTCCATTCCTTTCCCTGTTCCCTGTTCCTTTCCTTTCCCTTCCCACCCGGAATCTTCCGTGAATCCTCCGGGAGCCTTCCGTGAGCCTTCCCATATAACGTCTAAGTCCTTTATTTTGCTTGGAGTTGGATGATTCACTCGCTGGTGGATCAAGAATTTCACCACGTGACCCCAGTGTTTTCCGTCGCTCGTTTTGCCGAGCTGGAGATAGCCGATTTTTTCGAGTTGCTGGAGCATGTCGGGAACACTCACTGAGGATTCACGGAGGGGAAAGATCGCTGCTTTGACCAGTCCCGGATTGGCATTGAAGTAGCCGGCGTCGTCGGAATAGCAAAGCAACCCAGCGGCGAAAAGATGTGTTTCTGCCGGGAGTGCCGACAGCTCTTCGTCTGTCGTGAACTCCGGTTTAATCGTGCGTATGCGGCCCATTTCATGCCCTGCTCGTTTCCTTACTTACTGAAAAGCGTTGTGGCGGAAAAATCCTCTGTCTTTCGTCTTGCCGCCTCAACCATGTAGCAAACCTTGCATCGTGTGCATTGAAACCACCACTCGAAGTAATACGTACTTGTTGGGCTAGGACACCATCCTGGCTGATGTGTCTGCCGCGCAACCGGCGCCCCGCACTTTCTACAGCTCTGATCTTCGGAAAGAATTTTGATCTTCATGTCTGTTGTTCTTCACTTTTCCGTTTCGAGGTAGCTTTCGATGAAAGCTTGCGCTGCCGGGACACAGATGGCATCGCCGTACAGACGAAGTCGTCCAACACGGGCGGTGGCTCCTGTGGCGAGCGGAAACTCGATAGTTCTTCGGAAGCCACCCGCTTCAAAATCCATCCAGAGGCGGTCTTGAACTTCTTCAGTAAGGGATCGCCATAACGTTTCAACCGGGACAGATGAGTGCAGCACAAGCCTTTCCGCTCCATTCACAGGGGCAGAGATTTGCTAACCCCTAACCCCTGCTTTTACGCCGCTCTCTCTGCGATCTTGGCGGCCAGCCAGCCTTCAATATCGCTGGTCAGCCAACCGATGGCGCGTTGGCTCAGATTCAGCGGTTGGGGAAACTCACCGGATTTTTGCAGTGCGTAGATGGTGCTGGCGCTCAGCCCGACCATGGCCAGCACCTGTTTTTTGCGGAGGATAAGGGGAAGCCTTTCGGACACAACTGTCTTCTTGGTTTTGTTCGCCACGCTGCACCTGCTTGATGCATTTCGATAGTGCTTGCAGAAATGCGATGGAACGATTATCCATGCTTTTCAAGGGGTATCAAGCCTCTAAATAAGACTCGTCTAATTAGGTCGAGCTAAGTCTGAAATGAATTGATAAGTAGACACAAAAAAGCCGGCACGCGAGGGATTTTTTCTCGCGCCCGGCTCTGTTTTTGCTGTTTTTGCTGTTTGCTCTACGCTGCGCGTTGCTTGTTGGTGTAACTCTCGCGCATCTTGTCCAGCGCATCGGCCCAGGCTTGCATCATGTCGCAGCGTTGGTCTAGCCATTCTGCTTCGTTGTAAACGCCGGCTACGCCAGCTTCCCTATGAGACAACTGCGCCTCGACCCAGTATTTGTCGTACCCCTGACCGCGCAAATAGGTGCTGGCAATGTGTCTCCAACCATGGCCGGTCATACGATCGTGGTACCCCATGCGATAAAGACCCAGGAGGACAGTGTTGTAACTCATCGTGCCCTTACCACCGTTGACATCTGGAAACAGTCTTCCCGAGTCTCCGCTAATCCAGTGGAGCCGTTGCAGCAGTTCAATCGATTGGTAGGAAAGAGGCACGATCTGCGGGCGATTCATTTTCATGTGTTCTTTGGGCACATTCCAGCGGTGATTTTCAAAGTCGATCTCCTTCCACTCCGCCTTGATCATTTCTGCGGTGCGCACAAAGGTCAAGGCGAGCAGTTCCATGGCGATCCGCGTTAGCACATTGCCGCTGTAATTTTTCATCTTGTAGAGCAGTTCGGGAACTTCTTCGATATCCAAATGGGCAAACTTCTGCGGAACAGTTTTCGACAGAATCATTTTGGGGTCGATGTCGACAGCCGGGTTGATCACATTCGGGGCCAAGACGTTGAATGTTTTTCCCCACTTGTACATTTGGCGAATGAACTGCAGATTCCGGTTGGCGATGTCGCGGGCTCCGCGGCTATCGGTGGTTTTGGTCAGATCCACCAAGTCAGCGGGGGTGATCTCATCGGGCTTTCTTTTGCCGATGCGAGCGATCACATCGTGTTCGATCCGGGATTCGACGTTGGCGGCATATTTGTCGTTTTTGCCTTTCTTCCACCAAGCGAACCATTGCCGGGCCAAGTCCTCAAAGGTAATGGTGCCAGCTTCCACCTTTTCTTTCTCGGCCAGTTCCGCCAGTTTTTCTTCTTTGGCTTCTTTGCGTTGGGCCATGGGGTCAACGCCCGAGGCCAGCGTAGCCCTTGCTGCGGCGTGCAGCACCCGTGCCTTGGCCAGAGACACGTCAGGATACTTGCCATATGCCATTGTTTTTTGCTTACCCTCGAAGTGGTAATTCCACCGCCAAAGTTTTCCGCCTGACGGCATCACCAGCAGATTCAGGCCGCCACTATCAGTAAGGCGGTAGGGTTTTGGCCTTGGAACGGCTTTTTCGCACTGCATATTGGAAAGTTCGCCTGATGTTTTCATGATTTATCTTCTCCGAGCCCTTCGTACCATCGCAATGCCATCAAAATACCATCGCGTACCATCGCGTACCATCGGGCGTTGATGGTATGCAACAAATTGTACGCTAAAAATACCATTCAAAAATGCCCGTTTGTAGTAGACGCCTGCGAACTCTCTTCGTGCTTAGAGACCGGAAAAGTCGAGCATCAAAAAGCGCAAAGTTTGTGTTTTAAGGGAGATACGCGGGAGGAAAGAGGGAAGACACGTCGAGGTAAGTCGATCTAGGTCCAGATTGTAAGGGGGGTCTTGGTTGCCTTCCAGGGATTGTAATAATACTGATATATAAAGACTTAATCGAGGTGTTTCGAGAAATACCATCATATATACCAGCAGCGACAAAAAAGCGTCAAAAAATACGATTTAAGCCTAAAGCGCGGATGCTTTGGATTTTTGCCTCCGCGCTTTTTCCCTCATAGACTCTTGAAAGATCCCTGGCTTTTTTCTGGCATGGGCATTTGTGCTTGGACGGGCTTGCGCTCAAGGGTTGTCAAGTACGCCGTCAACTCCGATGCCCGAAAACGGTGGGTATACTTTCCTGTTTTGCCTACCGGAAAGGCGATCGAGGGAATCCGACCGTCATGTGCCATCCGACGCACCGTAAGTGGCGAAAAACCCAAGTATTCAGCTGCCTCTTCGGCCTTGATCAGGGGTTCAATCTGAAGTTCATCTAGCAATTTCACGTTCAACCTCCCCGTATCAAAACGTTTTACCCCTTTTTGAACCGAAACGCAACAGTTTTTATATTAAGGGTCGTTATTGACGTGTGCAAATTATAAAAAACTCTTTAACTCTTTCAAAATAAAGGAAATAAAATTTTGGGCCGATCACCGAGGAGAGACCGGCCCCTTGCAGCTAAAGTTGGCCGGCCACAGAAAGTGGAAGACCGACAACTCTTTTTGCATTGGACTTTCATTTTGGTTTTCTGTCAAGACCGTTTTAGATCCACATATTTTAGTGTATTTTCCGCATCCTGCCGCCGCAAGCTAGGCAGTCCAGATTCTGGACTGCGCCGGCTGTCTGTACCGTGACGCCCAGTATGCAATTTCCCGTGCGTCACGGTTGATACGTCAATGGGAATCGCCAGCGGTTTCCGTGGCTTCCGATTCTACTGAAGCAGGAACAACAACCGCTTTCTTCGTCCGCGTTCTGCGGGGGGTGTTTGACTTGTACACAAATATACTTTTGCCGTTTTCTGGACACGAAACGCGCAAGTTCAGATTTTTGTCATGGCTGTAGTTACGAACCGCATTGGCTGCTCTGACAGCCAATTTGTAGGTATCGAAATCCTGAATGACAACTCGCGGCAAATTATCTTCGCCAACAGCAGCAGTCATGGCGGCATCGATCAATGGTTTGTATTGATCAGCATTCACCTTTCTGGGAAAGGCTTTGGTTTGATCCATCATCCTCAAGTTTGACATTTGCAGTCTCCTCGGTACCCTTTTTGATACCCGGAACATGATAGGTTATTTTCCTGGGTGCGCGCAATTTATTTCTGGGCTCCCAGCTAATCAATAACTAGGAGCACAGAACTTGGATTATGCGAACATGCCTTCCGGTGGTTCAACGCTGGTTGTCGTCTGTTTTCCGAATTGTTTCTCGATCATGTCGAGTACCAGTTGGAACTGATCCTGGCGAATCAGGTAGCGATGCTGTATCTCGAATTCCTTGTCAAGAAGCCCCTTGATTTGCTCATCGGTAAGGTGCAACGCACGCTGAATATCGAACAGTTGAATCGCCTCATCAAAGGAGATGTGGATCTTTGCATCATGACCTGGCTGCGTCTCCCAAGCTTCCCGCTTGCTCTTTTTGGCAGGCTTGGCATTTTTGGGGTTCGATGGGCAATCTGCCGTATGGCCATTCACTGTCCGGCATTCGGCACAGAGCGTCTGCTCCTGCGTTCGCTGCGTCCCTTCATGGCCGTGGCCGCGATTGGGCTCCGTAGAGGGCTTGAGCGTGCCCAAGGCGCGCTCTGTGTGGTTCTGGCGTTTTCCGGTGTTTTCCGGTGAAATCACTTCGACGCTTGTCGTCTGCAAGGTTTCTTCAGGGATATAGAACTGTCCCAGCTCTTCCGGCCAGCCGCGGCGCAGTGCTTTCGCTTCGGCACATTTTTCAGTCTGGCCCAAGGGCATCTTTTCCCACATGGCAACTGGTTCCTGTTTCCCGCTGCCTTTGTCTCGCTTGGTCTGAACAAACTCCCGGTAATACGCGGTCGCGCCGAACTCCTTCCACTGATTGGAGAGTGCATGCCACTTCTGAACCCAGACGGTAACACGCAGATCGGTCGATCCCTCACCTTCCACCTTCGGCAATTTGTCGGACGGCATATACAAGTCAGTGCGGTTGGCAATCGATCGCAGACCGTCGATGCCGACCTGCAAGACCATCCGCTCCACGTATCCGTTGGTTTCTGCGTCCCAAGTACGGCGCTTCATGGCGTAAATCTGTTTTTGCAGCGGGTCCAGCCGACGAGCCCGCGCAACATGACAGAACATCGCAAACTCCGGGTCGCTCAACCCTGGAGCAACCGTTTGTTTAATCAACTCAAGATTTTCCGGTTTTTCCCAATCCAAATTGACATCGGATTTTGCCACCGTTATTGCTGTTTCAGGCATTGGACACCTCTTCCGCGATCTGCACAAACTTGGGTTTTTTACTGTACGGGCAAATATCGTAATATCCGCACCAACGCTGGCTGCAGCCCCACCAGCTCTGATTTGCCGGTACAAAGACGCCGGTTTTCATGGCGTGAATTAAATTCGTGAAGCGATTTAAAAATACCTGCACGTCGTCCATGCTGCGTACTGTGGCCGTCGGCACGTATTTTATGGTTGGCTTGGCCGCATTTGTGCGTACCAGAAAATCCAGCACCATTTTGTCGGGCAATTTTCCGTCCACAACATGCGAAGCAACGGCGTACGCAGTTAATTGTTCGGAATCATCGGCCGTGCCGGCTTTATTGTTGCCGTCCATATACGACGGAATTGGGGACTTGGCCGAGGTTTTTGTGTCGCGAATAACCAGGATTTCCCTGTCGCCATCGTGCAGAATTTCCTGTACATCCTGTTCGCCCACAAAATCAATTCCTGCCCGCGCTGCGGCGTTCAAAGATTGAGCTTGGCTATGCAGCAGCTTGGCTGCATATTTATCTGGCGCCGCCTCGCCCGATGCGTGTAATTCTTTTGCCCGCGAGCGCAAAAAAGCGTCCATGTTCACGGAGAACTTCCGCCGGGTGCGAACTGCCTGGATTTTTGGGGCGGCCTCGTCGTGGTGCAAGCCGGACAAAGAAACCGCCTTGTCCTTGGCTTCGCCCAGCACCTGCTCCAGGCTTTTGCCTGCTTTCGCTTCTTCCGGTTCGAGTTCGATCGGCTCGTTCTTCTGCTCCTGCTCGAATTTCGCAGCGGAAATCTCTAGCACATCGTCTCGCTGCAACAGCTCTCCCGTCTCGATCTTGTGGTCGAGATCGCGAGTCACCGATTCGTCAGTGGATTTACCCACCAGCAAAAAAGCGTTCGGCGGTGACTTGATGCCCAGGATGTAGCGGAACAAGAAGCGCTGGCCGCAGTCGTTCGCCATGTTGATCCCTGAAACGTGGATCTGGCGGCGCAATTTGGCTTTGGGCGTAATTTCTTCGATGGACGGAACAACGGAATCTCTCATGACGAACCCTTCGCCGTTTTCGGTGACTCAAGAGATATTCCGATTTGTTTTTTTTGTCTACAGTAAAAATTGGTATAGACGCGCAGCCGGATTTGTCCTATGCTGCGCGCATGGTAAAGAAGACCAAGTTAACCAAAGACGACCCGGAGTTTTACTCGAAGATTGCCGCAATCGCCGGCAGGAAGCTGGTGCGCCTGCGCGGTACGGAATACTTCTCTAAATTGGCGGCAAAGAGCCATCCGCGTGCGGAATACCATGGTGGACGGCCCAAGAAAAAAGCTGCATAAGACTAAATGCGCAATTGCTTGATAGCTTCATCCTCGGTGTTGCATCGAACAGATGCACTGAAAAACCATTGTGACATTACACGAAACAGCGGATTTGTTATCGCTGCGAACGTTGCATCAAACAGATGCACTGAAAAATCATTGCTACGCAGCTCGCGCTGCGGGAAGAGATCAAGGTCGTAGTTGCATCGAACAGATGCACTTAAAATTCGTTGCTACCTCAAAATCAAGATTTACTCAGGCGTGCTTTTGTGTTGCATCGAACAGATGCACTAAAAATTCCTTGCGACCCACCAACAGTGCGCGAACTATTTGCGGGAAATGCGATTGCATCGAACTGATGCACTGAAAATTCCTTGCTACTATTGATGATTGTCGATGTGAACCCGTTCTCTCCCGTTGCATCGAACAGATGCACTGAAAATTCCTTGCGACCATGCTTACCGCAGACTGCACATGGTTGGGACAAGTTGCATCGAACAGATGCACTGAAAGTTCCTTGCGACGGAACGCGATGAAATCCTGTTAGTGATGGCCATCTGCGTTGCATCGAACTGATGCACTGAAAGTTCATTGCTACGGCCACATGTCCAACAAAAGGATCGTACATATGCGTTGCATCGAACAGATGCACTGAAAATTCCTTGCGACCCACTTCAGGGGAAGACACAATTGTTCTTTTGTTGGAGTTGCATCGAACAGATGCACTGAAAGTTCCTTGCGAAGAAAGCCAGCAAAGTCATGAGTCGCCAAACTCAGTTAAGTTGCATCGAACTGATGCACTGAAAGTCCCTTGCGACCATAATCTTCCTCGGAATACCCCAAGCGGTCGATGTTGCATCGAACTGATGCACTGAAAGTTCCTTGCGACAGCGACGCAGCGTATGTGCCGCTGGTTCCCGACCGAGTTGCATCAAACAGATGCACTGAAAAATCATTGCGACTGATGCGGTAAAACACAATCTAAAACTCAACGAAGTTGCATCGAACAGATGCACTTAAAAATCATTGCGACGCCTGATGCATAAAACTGGAGAACACTATGAGCAAAGTTGCATCGAACAGATGCACTTAAAAATCATTGCGACTGAAACGATCACGCCATCCGGTCGATTGTGCGCAGTTGCATCGAACAGATGCACTGAAAGTTCCTTGCTACACACTTGCAGCGGAGAAAGAGGGGCAAAAAACATGTTGCATCGAACAGATGCACTGAAAGTTCCTTGCTACACCGGAGTTTGAAGAGCCGGAGGGGCTGGAGCCTGTTGCATCGAACAGATGCACTGAAAGTTCCTTGCTACGAGGATTCGCGAGCCCTCGCGCCTGACCTAGTACCGTTGCATCGAACAGATGCACTGAAAGTTCCTTGCTACGAGCGTTTTTGCGGAATCCAAGCCGCTTGACCCTGTTGCATCGAACAGATGCACTGAAAGTTCCTTGCTACACCGATAATTTTTGCGCTCACTTTTCTCCTCGTACGTTGCATCGAACAGATGCACTGAAAGTTCCTTGCTACGAACTGCTGATCAGCGAGATCCGGGTAACCGCAAAGGTTGCATCGAACAGATGCACTGAAAGTTCCTTGCTACATGCAATGCGTGACCGAGATGCCGAGCCGAGCTAGTTGCATCGAACAGATGCACTGAAAGTTCCTTGCTACTCAAACAGTTGAGGGTGTAAGTGGCCCGGTATATGGTTGCATCGAACAGATGCACTGAAAGTTCCTTGCTACACCATCCATGCCCTCGCCAGAGTGAGGCGTATTATTGTTGCATCGAACAGATGCACTGAAAGTTCCTTGCTACGCCGGGCTACAAAAGCATTCTATATCAGCACCTTGCAGCCCGTACAGCGCGAACCCGCTTATTCCCAGCGGCGGATTCGCCTTCATATTTAGCCGCCCCAATTTATTCCCTTTACCATGAGTCAGATATCCTCTGCGCGAACCTCCGGCGTTTCGCTGTCCTCTTGAGGTTCGCGCCCCGCGTTGAGCGCCATCTCCGCAAGTTTAACATTCGTGCCAAAGCGCGAGAGATTGACTGCGGTGTTGTGGTCTTGCTTGATGAGCCGGTGGCATCCCTCGCATTGAAACACCTCCTTCTCCGTCGCCGGATTCAGATGATTGCAATACTGGCAGATGCGAGTGATGTTGACGTTAATGTGCGTATCCACAAGAATTCCGCATTTTGAGCAAGCATCCTTGAGGAACTGAACGAATTTGCCGACCGCCGCAAACTGCCGGTATTTCTGCGAGCGCTTCAGGCTGACAGGGTCTTCGTTGTCATGCTTTTGAGCAACCTTGGCTAGAAAGTTGGTTTCCACAATCAACCGTGTGATGCCCTTCTCGCGAAGATAGCCGCAGACATCCAAGGCCACCTGCATCTGGTCATACTCAAGGTGGGCCGTCAAACGGGCGTTATACGCGGCTGAAAGGGTTCCGATTTGATCGTCATTTTTTTCCCATTCGTTCAATATTTCCTGCGTGCCAGGATTATCTTTGAATTGCTCTTTCAGGGCGAGCAGCCCTTTGCGTCCGGCGCGGTCCAGCCATCCTGGCGTGGCTTCGCCAAGCTGCTTGCACAGTAGAATCTTGGTG